AACGGCTACATTACCTGCGTGGTGGCGGGAGTAGAACCCGCTTCTGACGCTGATACTTCTGAGGCTGGGAAAATGCCGACCGAAGCCGCAGACTCCACCGCGTCAGGTGCATGTTTTGTTAGGTGCGCCCAATTTGTACGCCACGCCCGTTTGCAACGATAACAACGAACATAATCACCACCAGGCTCACCGATATAGCCACACACAAGAAAACAAGTTTTCTTTTCACAATATGGACATTTCTGAAATTTATCTAACATGTAAGCACCTAACTATGATTTGGAGCAATTATTTGAGTCAAATAATTTGCTAATTGCTTCCAGTCCATAAAACAACACCATATCACCAAACGCCGATTTTGACATATTACACCTGTTTTGCATTTCAATAAACCTTTGCTCTGCCTGTTTGGTGGTGTATATCATGACGCGGCGATTTCGCTTTAACTCATTGGGCTTCTTGGGAGCGCCTTGTTTGACGGCTCGCCTGTATCTGATGTTTCCGATGGTGTGATAAGTGGATGCCATAAGGATACGGGCGGGGCAGTTTCCTACCCCGCCGAGGGGGGACTAGAACTGTGCAACTATCAGGCGAAGGTCTTTATAGTTCGACTTCTCGCCTTTGTGTGCGCCTTGTGAAATGACGTATTCAGATCCCTTTGACCAGTATATAATACCGCTAACGCGGGGCTTCTGCGCTTTTGTTACATCATACTCGCCGAGGGCTTGCAGCGCCTGAACAACGTTTTCATTTTTCCACTTATTGATTTTTGCCCCAACAGGGAAAGAGAGTCCATCTTTGTGAAATGTGACTGACGCTTTGTTGTCGGGTTGCGGGATGATTTCAAAGAAGTCAAACTCATCCTTGAAAACTTCAATCCCCTCTGGCAGTCCTTCGGGTAGCTCACTTGACGGGACTGGCTTATGCTCGAATTTTTTCTTTTCGCCATCAGTTGCGGCTTCGCGGCTTACTGGCTTGTCTGGGCGTTGGTATTCTGCGCGAAGTTGAGCGTATGCGTCAATTGCTGCTTTTGCAGTTTTGACGATTTTTTCAGCAGTTGAATTGTAGCGGCTGGTAATCTGGAATTTGACAGGCTCGCCGTTTACCTCAACGTCAATAAAAGCGTTGACGCTAACCTGCTGATCTACGGAGTAATTAAAGCTTGTGTTTGGAGTGACTGCCTGTGTAGGTTCGGTCATTTTCTTTTTTCCTTTTTGAGTTTGATTCCGCATTACGCGGGTGAATGTGCTGGCGTGCTAGGCGGGGTTAGCGGTTGCCTCCTTACACGTTTGACATTTTTCCCAATCACCAGCACAACAACCACAAACTTCGTATTTTTCTTGTGTGCTGTAGATTTGTCCTTCAAGTCTCTTGTCACCTGCGTCAGTTGCCATGTCCTTTGTTACATACTCAATCGGATAAGAGACTAAGACAATTCCGCGCACGCAGTTTTGACAGCCCATTACAAACTCCATTCCATTGTTTGTTTGGTATCCGCGTCAAACTCCGCCTCGGCTATGGCGTCCGCTTGCCATGTTGATGCGGAATCAAGCCAGCGGGAATCATTCTCGATCTCTGCGGCTTGCGCGTCGGCTTCGCTGGGGGCTTCGAGGGCGGTTGCCTGTTCGATGGCGGTCATCTGCTCATCTGTAAGGCTCATCGGACAACCCGCCTCAACCCATTGGGAGCCAGTCAGTACGACATTGGAAAAGTAAACCTTTTGCACGTTGGGGAAAACATGGGAGCGGATGAAGTCTTCGGAAGTGGCGCATTCGTTGTACCCGTCCACCCATCCTTGAGTAGATTTCCAAAATGAGAATAAATTGCCGCGCTCATCTGCGCCAGTGGTCAATACTGCGGGGGTGAATGTGGTCATTAGATTACTCCTCTTCCTGTGCTTCCACAAGGGCTTCGATTGCCTTTGCGATTTGAGCCTCAGACAGTCCCATTGCCAACCCTGTTGCGCGGATTGTCTCTACCGTGATCTCGTTCGTCTCGCCAATTCTGCGGCCTATGATTTTCGGCTGGTCGGTCATTGTGTCACCTCAGCAAGCAGGGCGCGGGAGTTATGATAATTTTGATGTGATAGACAGTTACAATTTGGGAAAGCTAGATTGTGATCGTCAAACTTAAATTCTGCGGTCATGTGTTTCAACGCCTCCACCAGCCGCTTTTCCCGTGCTTCGAGGGCGGCGATGCGGTCTTTGTCTGCGCGTTCATCTTCCTTTACCGCCTGCTCCACCCGCGCTTTCATGGCGGCGAGTTCTGAAACTCTATCAGTCAAAGCACTATCTGAGTACTTGTGCCATTCTCCATTAGGAGTGCTGCGCCAGTGTAAAACGCCATTGATTATTTTTTCTTCTCGGTACATGTCTCTGCTCCTACTACGCATGTTCTAACTCTACGATATACTTTTTATTTATTCTTTTCACGATATACGCCTCAAATTTCACGGCGGCAGATTCAAATTGTTTGTCAAATCGTTTAGCCGCCGCCTTGAATGATCCCATGCTGAGACTTTTCAAATCTTGTAAATCACTATTAAACGTATCAAACTCATAATGACGATTGCGATTTACAAAATAGTTCTTTGACTTTCTTGCGTGATATGCTCTAGCCGTCATTGTCTCTGCTCCTGTTTCGGTGGGGTGGTGCTGTTTACTCGTATAGAGACAGTATAAAACAAAAAGATTAAAACAACCTTAAAGCAAGATGAGAGTTTTTATTGACTTTTCAGCAAGTCAAATCTGTTATGATATGAGTGCCATTTAGTCCAAGAACGCTTCGGGGTAGGCCATGAAATATAAACAGAATCAACCATGCTTACTTCTTCATTCGGGATTATAAAATAATCCCCAGTTGGTACGATGTAGCAAATAAAGAAGTCGCAGTAATTTCCGCGCCTATTCTTTCCAACGCCAAATTGATACATATCGCACTTTTGTTTCTCATTTGTTTTTCTGCTAGAAAAGCAGGCTTTTACGTCTATCTTCTTTCCGTCATCAAGAAGCATATCAAATGAGTGCATGTGCGGCATCAATTTATTACCTATGCCGATTGATTGAAGATGCTCAGACACAAGTGCTTCTATTTTTGTTCCTTTTTTTAACTCACCCCCAGATATAGCGTGACGCATACCATTCCAAGCGGCAGACAATTTATATCCAAGCCCTGCGCCGTATTTTTTATTGAGCAGTTCTTTAATTTCGGAATTTGTCATTTGCGGGTTTGACTGTACGGTTGAAATCTTTTGTTTTACGCGCTCTTGCATTGCATCGTGTCCAGTATTACCAATAATCTGACGGACGCGCTCGCGTGAAATTCCGTACTTATCAGCGATTTCCTGCAACGTCATTGCACTATCCCGCATGTTTATCATGTCTTGTTTTCTGTTCACATTTATAGTTGTCATGTTTTTCCCTATGATAATTTTTTTAGATATTCAAGAGCAGTTTCGTAAAGTCCGCAAAACTCGCCACCGTTCAACTGGTGCGCGATGCACATTCTCACCAATGCAGAATGACAAGCGTCAAACTCCATATATGCTAAAGTAGGGCAAAGGTTGTAAATCTGTTTTAGATTAGTGTTCATGCGTGGATATTACGACAATAAGAAAAAACGTACAAGGTAATTATGAGAGGATTCTTATCTTCTAAGATTAGCGTTTTCTCATAATTCTATTGACTAACCACCTAATCAGGCTTAATATTGCACGCATGGACGGCGAACCCACTTCACAAAACGGACAAACAAAAATAATCTCCGTTGCCGTCCTTTTCTTGTATATCCGCGCTCGAATCCGCTGGTATCTCTCTATGAAATCCGCAAGTGTCATGGCTTGCTGATTGGACTAGAGCCGAAACTGGAAACGGGTCTGCTCATCGAAAGCAGAAAAAAGATAGTTCGAATCTGTCCTAGTCCACAGCCCATGATGTGAGTTCGAGTCTCACCTACGAGTAATAGTAGCTCAATTGGCAGAGCAAGGCAGACCACCAAGATGAAGGTTCGAGTCCTTCCTGATTTATCAGTAGCTCAAAGGCAGAGCAGTGTGAAGCACGACCTCAGTAATTTCTTACTCCTTGCGGAATTACTGAGAATTTAGAACCCTTAATAATTGAGGCATAGGAACGTAGGCACTAAAGCTGCTAGGCAGCGTGTCCGTGTAATGAACGGAAGTGATGACCTCATACATATTTTTTCTTTTTTGAAGATTGAAAAGATGGGCGATTAGGTCATACAGTAGATACTCGACGCTCGAAAGCAGGATGTGACTCGGTGAAAATGCTACTGCCCATCTTCTCAGTTTTCAAGAACTGATGCCCGCAAAATCCAGCCCATCCGCGAATGAAAGGAGCGAAGCCCTCGGCTTCTATTTGATTAATTTTAGCGGATGGGAGCGGGCAATCTTGAATGTTTCAGCGCCCGACACGCTGTACAGAAGCCCCGCAGGCGGTGGTGTGGCTTACACCCCGCGCAATGTATGGGCAGCCCCGCCTCAGTCAATGGGGCGGGGAAGTTGTAAGACAATTTTCCTAATCAACTCGGAATCAACTCGGAATCAACTCGGCGGGGGTCTTGTTTTAGTCATGTGAACATTATTGCACGCAACGCACAGACTGTCAGCACTTTTTACCGAATGGAAAGTAAATATGAGTACCAAAGGCAGCAACCAACGCACCGAGGACGCGAAATTAGAAGCTAAAGCGCGGGCGGTGCGACTGCAAAAGGATTTGGAAATTCAATTAGAAATGACCAGCGATTCCGCTGAGAGGCGCGTCATTCAGGCGCGGATTGAAAATCTGAAAGAGCTTATCAAGACGATCACGAATATAAAGTAGAGGAGTAGAGGATATGGGCGTTTCGGAATTTCAAGCAAAAAGAGTTGTGGACTTGATGTTGGCAAGCGCAAAGAATTACGAAAAATGTATTCTTTGCGGAAGGCTAACAAAGGACAGGGGAATATTTGAGCCTAATGATGAAAACAAAAAACTATTTCATTCCCCAGACGGAAAAATAAGAATTTATATATATGCAATCTGCTGGAGACATGCAAATGAAGAAACGGCGACTCTTGTGGAAGAGCATCTTATAAAGAATGGAGAAAACGCAAACAATTTAACAAAAGTTGCGTTTGGTGGAACATGAGCGAAGAAAAAGCAGAATACAACTTAGAAAAAGCCCGCAGGGATAATGCAATTTTGAAGAAATACGCGGCAATTCAAAAGGCTTCCGAGGACAAGATTGGATGCCAGAAAGTTTACGTTGACATTACGGATGATATAAAGGCCGCACTTGTCTTGGATGAAATCATCTTTTTTACCTTGCCGCGCCCAAATACGGGAAAATCAGCTTTGCGAATTTTCAAGAATGGGTATCTGTGGATGGCTGTTAGGCGCTCCGAGTGGTGGGACAGAAAACGTCTAAAGGAACGCGAAGCCGACTTGGCAATTGACAAGCTGGAAAAGCTGAATCTAATCATAAAGAGTGTACATCGTTTTAACAGCCTTCCGACAATCCACTTACGGCTAAATGTTGATGTGTTTTTCAAGCTGTATTTTGAGGCTCTGGAACGCGAAAACCCGCCAGAAGACGAAAAAGATACGTCAGTTTCTGACATAAACGACCTCTACGAAATGATGGGAATCCCGTTTTCACCAAATGGTAAATTACCAAACGGTGAGGGTAGATTACCAAACGGTGACGACTCGTCACCAAACGGTGATTTCATTAACAGCCCTTACATATCCCCCACCCAACCCCCACGCGATGATTCTAAACCTGCAAAGGCAGAGCCTGACAAAATCGCAGAATGGCTAAAGATGGGACAGTTTGCAGGGGCGAAACGGGAAACACGGATTGACGCGATTCTCTCTTATTTGGGCGAGACTTTCCACGTCAACACCGAAACGAAGAAATGGAAGGATTTTGCCAAGTTTGCCGAGACTCGCCAGACGCATCACGGCGAAAAGATTGACGTATTTGTTTCGTGGCTTTTAGGACAAAAGGACTTCAATCTGCAATACTGGCCGCCGTCAAAGATGGAGGAATTTTGGCCGATGGCGTTTGTAAAGAATAACGGACTTTCCCAACCTGTAACGGTTGACGAAGATGGGTTCCCGGAGAGTTACTAATATGACATTCAACCCCAAATCATACTTTTTGAAAGCAGATCAGGCGGTAGACAGATACAACGAGCGCCGAGCGTTTGAGGCAGAAAATTCTCATCTTGCTATGCCGTTTTTTGTTGAAGGACTGCAAGAACTTGTACCGCCGCAATACCCTTCTGAAATGTCTGTAATCGGTACAGCGTCAGGCGAGGGAAAATCTCTCATTATGAAAGCATGGCACGATGCAACGCAAGAGCATGTCTCAAAGCAGGGACGCCGCGCCATTGCACCATATATCTCGCACGAAGACACAACCGAAATGAGCGCGGGTGCATTACTGAAAAAGCACAACGGTGTAAGAGAACAGATTGACGATAACTTGACCGCTTATATTGGCAGGTCTTTCGGAATGAAGCAGGAAGATATATCCGACTTGCACATGACCAACGTAATAGCAACTCTTGATTATGGACAGAATGACGCATACGGCGAAAAAATGCCATACTCCGCAATCTTTTACGACTATATCCAAACCACCCCTCCCGACCCGTTCCGCAGAGATATGACAAACGACAGTCAGCGCCGTATGCAGATCGCAGATGATACGAAGCGGCTTTTCAACATGGCGACCACATTCTTTTGTCCAGTGGTAGCCGCCGCCCAAACGTCACTAAAGAAAATGGAGCGACCTTATAACTCCCTGATGCTAATACCAGGTAAGCGAGATTTTGAGGAAGCGAAAGAAATCTACCAAATCCCAGACCGCGTTTATTCTGGCTGGCTGGCAGAGGGTACTTATCCAGTAGGTAAGGAAATTGAAGTAGATAACTGGAAATTCACGGTTGAAAAGAATCTATTCTTTTTGTGGATTCTAAAAATTCGCTATCACACACCAGAGACAGCAAAAGGAATCCGCAAAGTTTACCCGCTCCGTATTCAATCAGACGGAACATTTCTTTACGAGAAAGGCTATCACAAATCACTATTAGTAAGCACAAAGGAAGAGTAACATGCCGAATTTTATTTCCCTACCGCCTGAATTATCAGGGCTTGAAGGTCGTGTCCAGTGGGTGCAACAGGTCAACCCGAATGAATACAAAATGTCTTGTCCGAATTGTGGAATTGACCCGACAAAGCATAGTGACGCTCACCCGTCAGATCGTTTCATTGTTTGGATGGAAAGCAGAAGCAACGGGAAACCGTTTGGTATGTGTGTGCGGGGATGCGGCTACAAGTGGTCAACCCATAAGCAGGATGCCATTTGGACGCCAGAAGAAAAAGCAGTATTTGCAGAGAAGCGCAAGGAATTCAACCAGCGCGAGGAAGATCGGATTAGAACCTACGCCGAAAGCGTTGTGATGAAACAAAAGGTTTACCTGAAATATTTTGACACAATCCAAAATAGCGCCTACGGCAAGCAATGGTTGAAAAGCAGGGGATTTACATCAGACGAATGGAACAAATTTTGGAGATTTGGAATTTTTGAAGATTACAAATGTCACGGGGAACTATCCACTTATTACAGCCCCGCGATAACAATACCAATCGTTGGAGTTTCAAACGTAATTGAACAGGTGAAACTTAGGGTAACAGAAGCCCACCACCCCAACGATAGGTACAGAAACATTTACAAAACAAACGCGCAACATATATTTTTCCCAAAGCGCGAGAATGAAATAAAGAACAAGGTTGCAATATTTGAGGGTGAATTCAAATCTTGCACAGTAGCACAGCGGGGGAAGATGCCTGACGATGTACAGATCATTGGAGCGCAAGGAAAAGGAATAGGCTCTCGGCTGGTGTACGCTCTCGAAAAGTGCGAAGTTGTTTATCTTTGCCTTGACCCTGACACGTTTATACCGAATCAAAAAGGCGAAACAACAATTATGCAGTCCGCTAAGAAACTCGGACTGGAAAGGGTAAGGATTATCACATGCAAACAGAAAGTAGACGACGCGATACTGAAAGGCTTCAATCTTCGCAATGCTTTCAACATGGCGGTGAAGCCGATGCAATTGGGGCTGAGTTAGAAGAAGCTGAAATTCTCCGCAATGCCCGCGCCGCTTGCCTGTCTGGTGAGATTACGCCAGAGCAGTTGCGTGACGTGGAACTGATCGTACTAACCGAACAGACGGAAAGGATGGTACTGGAATGAGCGCACGAATTCAACGTAAACGCACTCGCGGATGGAAGATGCCACCAAATACAGTTTATGTTGGCAGGCCTTCCAAGTGGGGAAATATGTACAAGGTGGGCGACAGCTTCCCGTTTGACGAAGATAACAAAATGACACAAGCGGAGGCTGTTAGTTTATTTGAGGCAGAAATGCAAACAAAGAGAACAATCGGAACGCTTGACGATTATCTCTCCCCCCTGCGAGGTAAGGATTTAGCTTGTTGGTGTAAAGTCGGTACGCCTTGTCATGCCGATGTTTTGTTGAAATTTATCAGCGAAGGTGATAAATGACCCTCACAGAGATTAAGGTAGATTCTACCCATCTTTCCGAGATTGACACCGTCCCGGCACTGCTTAGTTTTGTCGGTGAAAACGTCTGCAACCGTTGGGTAGCCATCGGGCAAACTGACAGCAAAGTCCATTGGCAATATGGCAGGGAAGCGGACGCGCTGATAAGCGAAGGGGCGCGGGTAGGCGTCGTGTGCAAGGCGATTGCTGTAAAAGCGGGAAAATCGTTTGAAACAATCCGCAAGGCGTACTACACCTACAAAGGCTATACCGCCGACCAGCGCAGGCAATACGACCTAGCTCCCTACTCCGTTTTTGAACACGCCCGCCGATGTGACAAGCCGCTTGAAGTGCTGCAATACTACATTGACCACCAAGCCAGCGTGGACGAAATCGAAAGGGTATTCCCCGCTCCTGAAAGTGGCGAGCGTGAATTTGAGCAGTATTTCCAATCCACAAAATACCCCCGTTATCTGTATGGAGTCTGCCGTGAGTTGTACGGGATAGACCCGATCTGGAAACAGGAAGCGGACGAACATATCAGGCAGTTATTGGAAATTATCGAAAGGGCGAATAGATGACCTACAAACCCCGCGTCCGCTTATCCGCCTGTACCACCTGTTACCGATGCGGAGGCTGGTTATCCGAGGGGCAGGAGGTCGCGGTGGAATGGGACGAAGCGATTGATGGATACATCCACAGACACACCCGCGCAGGGTTGTGTCGAAGGTTTTCAGCAAGTGCTGAAAGTGAGGTAAAGAGTGAAAATACTAACAGGTGACAACCGAAAAACTTTAAAGACTATTGAGAGCGGCACGGTGCAAACTTGTGTTACTTCGCCGCCATATTACGGATTGCGAGATTATGGAATGCCTGACCAAATCGGTCTTGAAGAAACGCCCGAAATCTACGTTGAAAAACTTGTACAAGTATTCCGCGAGGTTTGGCGTGTGCTGAAAGATGACGGTACATTGTGGCTCAATCTCGGTGATAGCTACGCTAATTCAGGCAAGGGTGGAAATCCAGCTGGAAGCGATTGGAGTGGGTTTGTTGGAAATAACGAACGCGAAAAATCTGCAATGCCTCGCGCCATGAAGGCTAAAGATATTGGACTAAAACCTAAAGACCTTATCGGCATCCCCTGGATGGTCGCCTTTGCCCTTCGCGCTGATGGTTGGTATTTGCGCTCTGACATTATCTGGCACAAGCCGAATCCCATGCCCGAAAGTGTGACCGACAGACCGACAAAAAGCCATGAGTATATTTTCCTGATGAGCAAGAGCGCACAATATTACTATGACCATGAAGCTATTCAGGAAATTGCTACTGGATACGATGGGCGCAAAGATACTAAATACAAAGGATCCAAAAAATATGAAAACAGCGGACAAACAAACGCAAGGGTGGGCGGGGAAAGATGGAAATATAAAAATTTGAAAGAAGATGGACAACAACCCAACACAATGCACCTGAACAGGCTCGTTGGTGATGAATACGTGTCGCCCGTCCGAAACAAGCGCAGCGTGTGGACAGTTACAACCAAGCCATACAGCGGCGCGCACTTTGCAACCTTCCCGCCTGATTTGATAGAGCCGTGTATTTTAGCTGGCAGTAAAGCGGGTGATATTGTGCTTGACCCATTCAGCGGAAGCGGTACAACTGGCGCTGTATCTTTGAAGCATCACAGGGACTATATCGGATGTGAGTTGAATCCTGATTATGTTGAATTGACAAACAAGCGATTTTCAAACGTGCAACCTGTTTTGATGGGTACGCTGTGAACATCCGCCGCGCAATTGAACATGAAATAGTTATGTCAATAATTGAGGAAAATATGAAGCCGTCTAAGCACGCCCGCGAGTTATTAGAAGCAATCGAGAACGAAATGATTATCTCAGATGATGAAGGCATGAAGTGGTATTTTGGGGGACGCAGAATCAGACTTGTATCCGCAGAGATTGAAGGTGAAGTAGAAATTGAAGAAAACGGTTACGTATGTGAAAACTTTGATGCTGGTGTGAAACTCTTGCGAGAGTATGGGTATATCACAGAGGAGTCTTGATGGGAATGACCCTAAACACCCCGCCGAGGGCGAAGCCGAAGCCGACGCCCAAAGCGAAATCCAAGAAGCGCAAGAAGAAAACGCCCCGTCAATTGATAATCATAGACTTGGACAACATCATTCGAGAGATTGTTTTCATGCGTGATGAAAACTCCGCCCCCCTTGTTTACAAAGAAGCGATAGACGCGCAGGGAGCGGTTGAGTACGCAATCAATCACCGAGGCGTTCCCCAGCCGGGACACGTTATCAGCCGAGGAAAGATGTCAGTCCGTTGGGACTTGTGGAATGTCCACAAACAGGACGCAAGCGACAACCTGCTGCACGAATTTTATCCAGAGGTTTACAACCAGTGGGTGATAACAAAATTCGGTTTGAATGTATGGAATCGGCTGGTAGATGAAAGCCGCCGCGTATGGATTTACTCGATGGACGATTTAGAAACCTTATACATTGAACTTGTAGAAATCAAAAAGAAGCAGGAAGACAATCCATCTTGGAAGCCGTATTTCAGCCAGAAGGAAATTGTCACTGGCGAATGGAGAACTATAAGCGAGCATAATCCTAACTTTGAGGCGAAATTATGAATACCCTCCCGATCATCTCCCTGCTCTCCCTATTCGCCGCCGCTCTGTTATGGGTGGGCGTGCGGCTTGACGAGTGGTACATCTGGGCGCTACTCGTCATTGTCACCATACTCATTGTAGTGACCATCGGCGTATCGTTGTACACGATGCCGAGGAAAGGAAAATAGAAATGGCTCAAATCGTAACCCTATCCCCCACATTTGAAATGCAGGTAAACGGGAACATGGCAACAGTCTACACCCGCGAATACGTCTCAGAAGCCGAGGTACTCAGCTACGCCGAAGAAAAGCACGGCGCGGGCTGGAAGCTGGTTGGTGATGAAGGATTTGATTCAGACTCGTGCAATCCGCGCAGAGAAGAAAAAGGCGCACATTGGGGAAATTGGCGCTGGAAGTTGGTTCGTGTGTGAACGTCGCTTTTTTAGTGACGATTATTCAATCAATTATTCAATTAGTAGAAAGGTAAAAGATGAACGATACCGATGACATTCTAAAGGCTTTAGACGACAAAACGCCAGTCAAGAAGCCAACCAATTGGGAGCTATGGGCAGCTTTATATTTTGCGGAATTGATTTTTGTACTGCTTGACGCTGGCTCTGCTCTTGGTGTTGGTCTTATCACAGGGATTTGGTATTACGGCGTCATTGTGTTCTTTGCTGGAGTTATCCCCCTCTGGCTTTACACAAAGACTTATACCCGCCCCCTAGCTTCCCCACAGCAGAAGAAAGCCGCAATGATTGGCGGATTGGTGGCGGTGTTTTCCGTTGTTGTGGTCGCTGGCTTTGTGGCTGTTCTTAACTTCGCCGCTGGGCAGTTTTCAGGCGATGCCCTTGCATGGACAGAAGCAGGCTTGGGAATTTCCCTGATTGGCTTGCTAGCGGTGCATGGCTTCATAAACGCCTATTACTTTTTCAGTGACGAACAGGTCAAAGAACACAACAAAACACAACGCATTATTGCCAGAGGCGACGCGCAGGTGAAGCGAATCAAGGTGGCTCAGGACGTGGCCAACGCCAAACGCCGCGAAGTAACAGCCCGCCAAAAACTCGAATCCGCATTCAGCCCTGAAATTGTCGCAAAGATTATGTCAATGATGGCAGATGATGACGGCGACGGGATTCCAAACTTTATTGATCCAGTGGACAATCGAAAGCGTCAATTCGCGTCTGAAACGAAAGTCCCCCAAGTCCCAAACTCCCAAGCGGGGGAGTCCCAGGACTAACCCCCGCAGCACCAGAAGGGGAGGCGCAAGCCTCCCTGACTGCCACTAGGCACGTTTTACCTAGTGGTAGCGATGATGAGGCGATAATTTTAGCCGCCCTGTCTCTGCCTAGTGGCAGTAAAGAAAAGTACAGAAAGCGCTGGATTGAGTTTGATTGTCAGAAAGGAGTACATCATGGGAAATACGCAACCTACCGCAACGGGAGCAGGATCAGGGAAGAAGGCGGATATATCGGACGCTTTGACAAAGTCACCGCGACTGGCGAGTATGGTAAAAAGCGCGTCGCAGAATTCCCGCACAACCACAACTGCCACTATGCAGAAAGGTTTACCAAAGACTTGGAAGAATGTGGAATTAGAGGAATTGAGGCGCAAGGCTGGCCTAGTGGCAGGAGCATTAGCGGACTTTCAAGCGGCAGGCGGGCTGATAGTGAGGAAAGAAGTTGAATATACCCTACCTAGTGGCAGGACGTATAAAGCCCTTCGGCTCCACCTGATTGTTGAGAATGCCAACCTAGTGGCTGAGACAACGCCCGACGGGATAGACTTCAGCATAGTGGCTGAAACCCAAAACGTATCGGAATCAAAGGCGTTGGAGTAGGTCATGACAACTCTTACAATCATTGCGGCAGCTTGTGGTATTGGTCTGATTATTTACGCATTCCAGTACGGAAATGAGCGTATCACCCTCCGCCAGTGGTTCTACCGTACCGTTTATCTCCGCTCCCTCGGCTGGCGGTGGACGAAATCCCTCCGAAAGTTTGAGTATTGCGAAGTGTGTGGAAGGCGGGCAAAAATAGCGAAGCCCTTGCACCTGCACCACGTGGACTACAGCGGGTACGGCTGGCACTCGCTGATAGTCCCTGATCTAGTCAGCCCGATGCAAACACTGTGCGCCCGTCATCATAGGCAGGCGCACGGGAAAGGAAAATGAAAATGGGTGTCATATTTTTAGACAGGTTTGATACCGTGTCTGATTTGCGCAGCAAGAAGCGCACGTATGAAAATATCAAGGCGGCTGTTTTAGCGGCTGGTAAGTTTTCTTGCTTCGATGTTGAAACAGAGAAAGACGGCAGAATATTCACGGCTCTTTGTCACGACCCTGAAATTGAAACATTTAAGATGGGTTATCCGTGGACTGGCGTGCGTCTCCGAAAGGAAACCGATGATAAAGCTACTTATTGAAGCAATCCGAAAATTCCTATCCAGTCTCATTGCAGAGGGATGGGAAGATGACGAATACTTTTACTACGGAAAGCCAGAGAAAGGAAAATGAAAATGAGTTTATCGAATACAAATTCTGGTTCCGGCTGGCAGTGCCCGTCATGTAAAACATGGATTCCCGCTGGTGAGTTTCATGCTTGCAATGGTTTCATGTCATTTGAAGAATGGTTCGCTGGTTGGTTTGAACGCCACATGAAAGAAGTTGCTGATTTCCACAAGCGCGCCATGTGGGATGCGTGGCAAGCAAAAGAAGCCACCCGCAAGGAAGGAAAATAGATGAACTGGAAACTCCCCGTCATATTACTTACATTTGCAGTCATGGCGTGTGGGATGCAATTACCACTTACTGCTGAAACTGTTACTAAGGCGAATCTTATTAACACCCCGCGCCTGTCAGCCGCTCCCGTCCCTGTAACCCCTGGTACTGCTCTCGTTTGCGGGTACTGGAACATTCGGGAAAATCCCGACCCCGATTCCGCATCAATCGGGATTGCCCCCGCTACCGTCACCCTGACAGGCAGGACAGCCACCGCGCCCGATGGCGGGCAGTGGGTAGAGACTGCGGAAGGGTGGATGAATGAGAAGGGGTTGTGTGATTAGCAAATTATTTGAGTCAAATAATTGCTCCAAATCATAGTTAGGCAGAACCCATAAAAACGAGTTCCTTTCTAACCCTTGACATCGTTACTGTAACGCGGTAAGATTAGGTCAATCAAGGAGATTGACATGACACAGACAACCCAAACACGCGACGAGCAATTTTTGAGCCAGTTCCAATTTGGCGCAATCCGCTTCAATGAGTGGAAGCAGAAGTATCAGGTCTGGCTTGAATCCGATGAGTTTCGCTCTGGCAAGAACCAGAACGCGCCTGAATTTTTGGCGCAGGACGCGTTTGATGTCCTTTGGTTCTCCACTGTTCAGGAAGCCGAAGCGTTCTGCCAGAAGTTCGGCTTTGAGCCTGTAATGACCAAGACCGTTTACCACGTCAGCGGGAATGTCTTATGGCAGTAGTCACGTCCAGCAATCGGATGTTATTTCAGCAGGCATGGGACTTGTCCGCAGGGACGGTCTCATACCTGATTGATTGCACTAACTACGACATTATTTATACCGTAAAGCGAGAGTTTGCTTTTTGGTGTCTACGAAATCCAAATTTTGATAATTGGATTCAGGCTTGGAAGGTGTTTAGTGGTCAACAAAGATAAAACAGGTAGTGATCGTCAATCCCGTTTACGTGCGTCTCGCGTCAAGTGGTTGGCTAAGAATGCTTATGGCTTATCAGCAGAAGGTCTTATTGGTGCGCTCATGCGTGGAGAATGTTTTTTATCATGGGCGGGTGTGCCAAAATCCCGCTTAAATATGATGCATGGCTCAAAGGTGGCGTCTGACAAGAAAGTGACGAGAGCATAAAGTGAGCGGCGGTGACCACCTAGTCGCCGTTCACTAGAATAAGAAAATATCTGATGAATAAAAAAGAATTAAAAAAATTAAAACTCGGCTTGTATAAGTTGTTTTGGAAAAGCGGAGGTTATTCGCTTGCTTCTGTTGGTCAGGATAAATCTGGTGCGTTGTGGTTTGCGCCGTGTAATTGGGTTAATGTCCCATGTTTCAACTGGCGGAATGTATGGCGCGTTGAAGAAATCTGCCTAACACAGCGTGCAGCGGATTTGCCGCCAGTCATGGGCACGGCTGAATATATCGAAGTGGCGGCAAACCGCTAACGCAAACCGTTGGGCGGCTCTCGCTCAAAGAAAAGGAATTGCAAATGGAATATATGCCGCAAGTAAAAGTAAGCAAAGAAGATTTCCTAGCGTTGAGTGATCTAGCTGGTGAAATGTCAATCATGGATTACATGAGCAAGGTTATTCATGAGCATGTCGCCGCCCAACAAAGCGTGTACTCTGACGCGGCTACCGTGTCGAATTGCAAACATAATTTTGGTGATGGTTTATATTGTATCCATTGCGGTGAAGTCTTATTTTAGCCGCGCAGGTAACGCAACCGTTCGGCGACTGAAAAGAAAGGATTATGTAATGGATAAAGGGATACCAGATGAAAAAAAGAAAAACGACGAGGCTGCATTGTTCTTGTGTAATTGTCGTGATTGTTCTTCACACATCGAACTATCTTGGCACGAAAACTTTTGTGAATATAAAAAATGGTGGTTTGATGAAAGGGTAAGAGGATTATGCAATGGATAATTTGACTGTCTGCACAAAATGCCGAATCCATCATTACGATAATTGCCCGCGCTGTTTAGGATTTGGACTGAGAACCAATACCATCGAGGATGTGCCAATTACAGCGCAACAGGCGCACGGCATAGGAAATCCAGGTGACGAACCGCTTCCAGAGTGGAAGCCTTGTCCTGTTTGTGGCTCTACTCCGCAAGGGATACCAGATGAAAGGAAAAAATGAAAATACTTATCAAGTATGTGATTTTGGGAAGTTTGATTACGTTGGCGTTCATGTTTATAGTTGCCGCAATAGGTAAGCCAGTTTGTTTTGGCGTTGTGTGTTTCGTCCGCCCCGAATGGTGGCTAAGAGTATTTGGTGGATAACATGGACAAACTGATTGAATTACTTACAGGCGGCGGCACGGCTGTTTTATGCGTGCTGATCCTATTCTGCATTATCGGCGTGTTTTGGGCGTTGCTCCCGTTGTTCATCAAGCCGCCGACGGGAAAGGGGGATTGAGTGGAAGACCCGAAGCGCATTGCAGAATTGGAAGCTGAGATCGAGAAATTGAAAGCGAAGATAAAGAAAAAGGATTGCATTGCAGACTTACGGAGAAAGCAAAACCGCGAGAAAAATCGGCAGCTTGTCGAGGCGAAACGCGGTATCATGAAAGCATACAAAGCGATTTACGGCGAGAAGTAAGATTATTTCAAATTTATTTTATGTATTATGGGCGTTAGGGGGACGCCTTTCCTTGAATAAATTGGTACTTGGCAAACTTGAAAATATACGTATAATATCAAGTATCAAACAACAAGGAGAACGAAATGAACAAAAAACCCGCTTACGTAATCTTGAAGGCAGACCCCAATCCCGATTATTCCTCACCAGACCCGCGCGCCACAGTTAAAACCGTAAAGGTTAGGCTCCCTATCAGTAGTTTCGCAAAGGCTTCCGAGGTGTGCAAGAACTTCATTGAAAAGCTTGACATCGGCTCAGGCAATTGGACAGGCGGTCAAATTGGAAACATTGATGGTGAAATCATTGCTCATGTTTCCTATAATGGGCGCGTTTGGGAAGGCGAGAAGTGGTCACAAGGTTGCAGGGAAATCGCAGTATGAAAGTTTTGATTGCTTGTGAGTATAGCGGTATAGTCCGCTCCGCATTCGAGGCTCTTGGTCATAACTCTTGGTCTTGCGATTTACTACCCACAGAAATCGAAGGTCAGCATTATCAAGGCGATGTGCGAGACATGCTTTCAGAGCATTGGGATTTGATGATTGCCCACCCGCCCTGTACACATCTCGCAGTAAGTGGGGCGCGATGGTTTAAAGAAAAGCAAGCAGAGCAATCCGAAGCATTAGAGTTTGTGCGCTTGCTTATGTCAGCCAATATCGAAAAGATAGCAATTGAAAACCCTGTCAGCATTATTTCATCCCGCATCCGCAAGCCCGATCAAATTATTCAGCCCTATCAATTCGGGCATGAAGCAACGAAAACAACCTGCTTGTGGTTGAAAGGCTTGCCAAAGTTACAAGCCACGAACATTGTCGGGAAAGGTAGCCGTCACGTCACGAAAAGTGGTAAAAGTTTGCCGACATGGTACAACCTTCCTCCGTCACCTACTCGCTGGAAAGAGCGTTCAAAAACCTTTGAAGGTATCGCGTTGGCGATGGCTAATCAGTGGGGTTGCAATGGCTAAACATGGCGGAAGTCGCAAAGGTTCAGGTAAGAAAACAGAGTTTGAAAAACCGATGAAGCGCAGGGAAGTTACGCTCGATGAAGAAACCATAAATTTCTATCTTGCAATCGGCAAAGGTAATCTGTCAAAAGGCATCCGTCAATTTTGGCGTGGCTCAGCACCTAAAGTTCCGCCAAAATCGCAGATATAGTGTTATAATCCCCTCAATCTAATCTCTCCCTGTCCCGCGCAAGCCGCACAAGGAGAGAGGCACGGCTCAACCGCCTAGAAATAGCCCGTTGAGATGTTTATCAGCAAAGCGCTGGTAGATGTCTCGCGGGCTTTTTCGTTATCTAATCACAGGAGTAAAAAAATGGAAATCTTTCTCGAACTGGTAAAAGAAAATGGTGTTCAGGGCTTGTTCATCGGCTTTGCCGTATTGCTGTTTGTGTTCGGCCTCAACAAGTCAGGCGTAGTGGTCACGAAGTCGCAGAAGCAATTGGCGAATGTCTTTCTCTCCCTTCTGCTTGCTGGCGTCTCGTTGACCGACCCTTCACAGGCTGATGCAGTTGTGGCGGCTGTGGCTTCTCTTGGCTCCGCTGTGGCTTATGAATTGATCCGCTTTGTTATGGGATATTTGCCGCAGGGCTAGAAGATAACGGGGCTTCAGGAGAGGTGATTTACTTCACCCGACTGCCCCGCCATCCTTGCCCGTCCGTGTTCACCTCATGCCGCAGGTGCAATCAGGCTGAAATGGAAAACGAGCGGACGGGCATAAAAAACGAGGGTAAGTCATGACGAACGGAGATACAGTATTAGAAATAAAGTCACTGCTTGCGGAAGGTGATGGAGCGATGTCAACAAAGACTGCGCTGCGTCTCAGTCTGAATCTACAAATACAGATTTTTGAAAGGCAAGCCGAACAGGAAAAGAAACACAAAGAACTTGAAGGACGATTGAAGAAACAGGAAGACACCAATATTATTTTATGGGTTCAAAACAACCCGAAGCTCTCATTATTTGCAATAAGTGTCTACCTGATTATCGCCTCCCTTATTGACTTCCGAGACGTAATAGCGAAGGCAATAGGGTTGAGGTAGGAAGTGAGGCGATTTGAATTGCCCGCATTGTCAGTCTACCGAAGTAATCAGGCACAAAACTACCAAGTACGCAACCGAACGGATTTACTGCAAGGCTTGCTCCTCTTGGTCTACAAATAAAGACGTTCCGAAAGTTTTATTGTTTGACATAGAGACATCACGAGTAAAGATTGAAACCGATGTATGGGCGGATCAGGTACGAAAGCCGACATACTTAGGGCATAAGTCAGTCAAAGAAGATTGGTACATGCTTTCTTGGGCTGGTTCATGGCTTTTTTCGGGTGAAGCGTTCGGGGATGTTCTTAGGTCGTCAGAGGCAAAAGAACGCAATGACAAACGGATTGCAAAATCCCTGCATAAGACAATCCAGAGCGCGGACGTGGTCATCACCCACAACGGAAACAGATTTGACATCAAAAAGATAAACTGGCGCTTTCTCGTTCACGGCTTAGAGCCTGCAATGCGGTACAAATCCATTGACACCCTTGCAAAGTCCAAGCAGGTATTCGGAGTAACGTCACTGGCAATGGATTTTATGTGTAGGCAGTTAGGGTACGAGCAGAAGCATCACACCGATTATGGACTTTGGGAAGCGTGTGAGGAAGGCGACAAACCCGCGTTAACGCGGATGTATGAATACAACAAAAACGATGTTTTCATGCTTGAGGATTTGTACCTTCGGACTCGCGGCTGGTACTTAACTCACCCGAGTTTCTCTTATTTGATGGATATGTATCAGCCCTTACAGCCAGACGAACACAGATGCCCGCGCTGTACTCATGTGGTAAACGACAGCAAATTTGCGAAGAAATGGACAACCCCCGCAGGATATGTTTACAAGACTTGTAACTGTCCAGAATGCGGGGCGATGCTCAGAAAAACGCACCGTGAAGGCGGACAGATGGTGAGTGTTAGATGAAACGTGCCCTGCTGATCCTATTTTTTACTCTCTGCTTTTTCGTGGATTATAAACTCCGTGAAATGGAGCGGAGATATTTTCTCAAGCTGGCGATGGGTAGACATCTACCCAAAAGGTAAGAATGAAAATAGTCCCAGACGTATCATTTTATCAGTACCGCTTTGGAAGCAGCTTACAAGAGATTGTAAGTTTTATAGACTTTCGCATTATGAGCGAGCGTACTGATTCCGTGATAATTCGGGCGGGGCAAAACTTATGGCAGGATGTAGCCTTTGACATATCGTGGAAGGCGGCAGAAGAAGCGGGATTACAACGCGGTAGTTACTGGTTCTATGACAGCCGAGTCAATCCAAAGCGACAAGCTGAAAAGTGGGTGGAAGTGCTAGGCAGCGACGCGGGGGAGCTGGAACTATGGATGGACTTTGAAGACCGTTACGGCGGGCAATTCGGCGGCATGAAGAACTGGTACGACTTTGCCGAACGAATGAAAAGCCTATTGCCTCACAAGCAATTGGGCGTTTATACGGGATATTACTACTGGATGGAGCATCTGACAGGGATTGAATCCTATTTTGCTCAGTATCCCCTATGGATTGCGGCGTATGGAACACCCGCCCCCCGCATCCCCCCAACATGGGACGACTGGCTGATGTGGCAATACACCGATAACGGAACGGGCAGTATTTACGGTGCGCCGAGTGGAAACATAGATTTGAACTATCGCAAGGGAGAGCGTAAATCCTCCATCATTGCGGATTTTGGAAGTCAAAAGGTGCAATATGAACAAATATAAATATCTGAGTACAAAATACAACATGAGCATTCGCAGCGAGCCGACAACCTCCGCGCCGAAAATCGGACAGTTGAATCTGGGCGTTTATGGATACGGGGATGAAGTTAAAGACCTCCCTGGTGGTGACAAGTGGATCAAGATACTTACTGGCGGCTCTGCTGTTGGGTGGGTTGCTGTTGTTCATCTTGGAAAGGTGTACGGACAGATTGCGGTTATTGGCGAAGAACCACCCCCGCCTCCCGTGCCAACATTCCCCGAATCATTCACGCTGACAGACAAAAACGGCAACAAAGCGGAATATCAATTTGTAAGGCTTTTATAAATGTCACTGATTGCAGATTTTGACGGCCAGAAGGTAGAGTATGCGCGGAAGTTTGAGCGCCTGGATATTGGCCGCACCATCCCGAATGACGGACATCGGTACTTCATGGCACAACATGAATGGGTGCTATGGGGAAAGACTCGTTTGCCGAACAACGGAACAAAGGAAGCCATCCCCGCAATCGTAAACGGAAACTGGGGTATCAAAACAGCCGTGCAAGGTGATTACTCGTTTCTTAGCGATGAGTGGCTGTGGTGGTTTTACGATTTTTGGAATCATCATTCTGGATACAGATTGCCAGTCGGAGAGAAAGTCGGCACGTATGTAAATCCCTTCAACCCCGATATTACCTACACCCGCTACACACCAGGCAGCCTAAAAAGCCTGTACGCGGGGATGATGATGGACGGGAAGGCATGGACTGATTCAGGTTCACCCGAATCAGGGCGACGGGATGTAGTGTGTGGAAGAAATCTGGACGCCCGCGATCCTGTTGCGTGGTTGTGCCGTCCGTGTTCTGGCGCGGTCATGCAACTCCGATATGTAAATGGCGCAAAGCTGGTCATGAACGCAATTGACTTATACAAGCCACCGCCCGACATCTCATCTCTTGAGATATGGCAATTCTACTTTGCAACTCAGGTACATCTTGACGGGCGAGTCACACGTTTCCCAGACGTGAAAGAGGAATTTGAAGTACACGGTTATCCCCCCGCTGGTACTGCTGTTCCGATGATTGCCCCTGGTGGGACGTTCAGCATAGACAAGGCGGCTTGTGTGGAGTTATTCCCTGGGCAGACATGGCAGCCGTATTACCCGTAAGAGGCACAATGACCGAATGCACAAGATGCGGCAAGCGGCAACCAAAGAAAAAGCTGTGTGATGACTGCAAGAAGATACGCCGCGCTGAGGCAAATTATAGGTATCGGACGAAAGTCCGAGGAAAGCGAAAGAGGAAATAGATGTTCAATCAACTCTACGCCGACATGAAAGAGCTACGCAATAGGCTGAAAGCCCTGTTTCCAAACGGATATTACAAGTATGAAACCTACAAAAACGGGTCAAGTGTGACGGTAATCAATTTCAATGAAGATGAATATGTGTTTATTGACATGCTCGAAGTGAAACATACACCAGAAGATAGTAAAGACTGGGTTCATTACAAAGTTACAAGAAAGGCGCTTTGAGGAAATGACAGAAACCCTAGACGACATGGCAAAGAATCCAAAGACAACGATATTCGCGGCGGTTGTCACTCTGCTGGTTATTGCCGCCCCTTGTTTGGTGATAGTTTGGATAATCGGAAGCTGAAAGCGAGTAAAGAATGATAAAAAACGCCTTATTGTGTAGGGGTTATTCAATAGACAGAGAAGCTAATCACCCTGTTGTTATACGCGCCGAACTGATTTTACCTATTGACTCGCGCCACAGCGAAGAAATTGCGGACGCACTAAAGAAAATCGAATTACTTTTAGGCGGTTCAATGGGGGTAAATCTAGTACAAGGCGCGTCCCGCCCTCGTTGTCAGTGGTGCGGAGTATTGCACGATGAAACTGAAAAAGTCTGCCCGCAGTGTGGCGGGGCAGTGTAGAAGGCGAGTAAGGAATGACAGACCTACTATTTGACAGGCGCAGAGTCGGAAAGTTTCTGCTCAGTGTGGATGTTTTAGAGCAAGGTGATATTCCGCAAGTATTTGCAGGGCTGGGAATAACCATTGTGCGGGCTGAAATGCTGTATCACTCTAACACTATTGAATACGTCGGCATTAGCCCTAATTTTAGGGTTGTCAAGTATGGCGAAAGACCCCCCTACTACACCGTAGTATTTCACGTAGACGGCGAGGAAATCAGCTACGAGGCGAAGGAAAGCAGAGAGGTATGAGTAAACCGAAATGACAGACGAAAAGCAGCTTAGTAAGCCTGATGAGGTATTCGTTAGTGAATACCTTTTAGGCTTTAACGCTACGGCGGCTTATAAAAAGGCGCACCCAAAGGCAAAAGACACTACTGCCGCCTCAAATGGGTGGAAACTGCTTAGAAAAACTGAGATACAGGACGCAATAAAAGCGCGTCTTGATGAAGTCCACATGTCCGCAAATGAAGCCCTGAAACTTACCGCAGACATAGCGCGGGGCGACATTACCGAATTTATAACGCCGTTCGGAAACCTTGACATTGACGTACTCCGCAAGAGCGGTAAGGGGCGGCTGGTGAAGAAGATAAAGCAAAAGACCGTTACCAAGATAGGCAAGGGAGATAAAGACCCTGACGTAGAGGTATTAGATACGGAGATTGAACTGTACCCAGCCGACGCCGCGCTGGATAAGATTTTGAAGGTACACGGAAAATATAGCGACGCCCCAACCGTCAACATAAACATGAGTTGGAAGGAATTTGTCGAAAGTGCTAACAGAAGCGCAAGCAATAACAACACCTAAAGATTTTGCTTATGTATTCCTGCGGATACTGGACAAGGAAAAGAACCTAGTCCCCTTCCAGTGGAACAAAGCGCAGGCGCATTTTCACGCCAACCGAACGGGGCGCGATCTCATCTTAAAAGCTCGGCAATTGGGCTTCTCCACATACGTACAGGGTGAGCAGTTTCGGCGTACCGTCACCAGCACACAGACGACCATCACCCTAGCACATGACGCAGAGACAACGCAGAAGTTACGGCGCATGGCGGACAGATTTTACGAGCATTGCAAATTCGGAAACATTCAGCCGCTTAGAAAATACGCCAATTCCACACTCGCCACCTATCCTGAGTTTGACAGTACCGCCACGATTGCAACGGCTGGAAACGTGGAGACGGGGCGCGGTGATACCTACACAGAGATGCACGGCTCTGAGGTTGCATTCTGGAAGGACGCCGAGCGGATAGTAGCAGGCGCGATGCAAGGCGGCAGCCCGATAGTGACACTGGAAAGCACGCCGAACGGAGCGCAGGGATTCTTTTACGAGAAATGTATGGAAGCCCTGTCAGGGGATAGTATCTGGAAGCTGCACTTCTACCCCTGGTGGTGGGATAACGAATACCGCCTAGATGCTGGCGATATTACCTACACCGATGAAGAAAAAGAACTTGTCAGGAAGCATGGATTAGACAAGGGACAAATTGAATGGCGGCGGATGAAGGTCAAGGAACTGGGTCGCCTGTTTATTCAAGAGTACCCCGAAGATGCCGTATCCTGCTTTCTAACGTCGGGTAATAGTTACTTCGGTGACTTGTCAGGTGTGTTCACAGCACCAATGAATGCGGAATACATCGAAGGGCATGAGTACATCGCGGGGCTGGACTTCGGGCAGACTGACTTTACTGCTATGCCTGTATTTGATAAAACGGCAAAGTGTCAGGTTGACCTGCTGCATATCAACAAAACAGAATGGGCGGAGCAGCGCAGACGGATAAAGCAGATGTACAAAAAGTGGAATTTGAAAAGTGTACTTGGAGAGCGTAACAGTATCGGTGGCGTGAATATTGAGGCTCTTCAAAAAGACGGCGTTACGGTTATCCCGTTCGATACCACGAATGAAAGCAAGGCTGGAATTATGTCCGATTTGCACGAGGCTTTGCATAGTGGTTGGAAGCTATTGGATATTCCGACACAAAAGCATGAATTTAACACGTTTATTTCCACCCAACTTCCGAGCGGTGCATGGCGGCTGGCTGCCGAGGGCGATGGACATGATGATATTGTAATGGGTGATGCGCTGGCAATACGACACGGGCGCATGTCTATATCATTACCAAACAATCAACCCGTACAAAACTCAAAGTTCCGTGATACGCAGGAAGAGAGTTTCGGCGGATGGAAAAAGTATTAACTCTTATACGGAGTAGAAATGGCAGATAATAAAAATGAAATTGGATACACTGGACTAGTTGAATACAGCGGACAAATCCGTGATGACTTCCTAAAGGAGTTTCACGGGAAGGAAGCATACAAACGCTTCAATGAGATGCGGTTAAATAATGCGACCATTGGCGCGGGTTTGCTTGCGATTGAATACATCATCCGCTCTATGTCATGGGAATTTACCAGCGATGAGGACGAAGACCCCTGGCAGGAGTTTGTAGAGGAATCGCGTAAAGGAATGAGTCAATCGTGGAACGATTTGGTTAGCGAGGCTATATCGTTTGTGTGGGCTGGCTTTTCCATCTTCGAGATCATCTACAAACGCGATGAAGCGGGTCGGCTTACGTGGCGCAAATTCGCCCCGCGTGGACAGGATACGGTATATCAGTGGCTGTTTGATGATACGGGCGGGCTGGCGGGCTTCAGGCAGTTGGCCGCGCCGAAGTATCAGGCGGTGGATATACCTATGGAGAAATCCATCCTATTCCGCACCCGCCTTGAAAAGAACAATCCCGAAGGGCGCAGCCTTTTGCGTATTGCGTGGGTAAGCTACTACTACCTGAAAAACTTACAGCAGATCGAGGCGATAGGATTCGAGCGCGACGTAAACGGCTTGCCTGTTATCAAGTTACCAGAGGGAGCCGACACCAACGAAAGCAGCACAACCAGCGACGCAAGCAAGGCCGCAAAGATCGTCAGGAATATGCGCGTTGATGAACAAGCGGGTCTAGTCCTCCCCTTTGGGTGGGACGCCTTGTTATTGAGCGGCAACGGCAAGTCATTCGATTCACTGTCTAACGCTATTGAGCGATATGAAAAGCGCATTGCAACCGCTTTCTTTTCACAGTTCCTTATGCTGGGACAGGATGGCGTCGGCTCTATGGCGCTGAGTGAAAGCAGCACCGACTTTTTCATGTCGGCTGTAAACGCGATTGCTGACATATTCAGTGAGACATTCACAAAATACGCGGTGTACCGTCTTTTGAAGCTGAATGGCGCGACTGACGAAGAAGCGCGACGGGTCAAGCTGACACACACACCCGCTTCATCCGTGAACATTGAAAAGATCGGCGCGTTCATCGGCTCTATCAAGGATTTGATGACATGGGACGAAAACGATGAACTATGGCTTCGCCAGTTGGCAGGAGCGCCAGAGCGCGACCCCGAACAACTCAAGGCAGACCGTGACAATCTTATGCGAGAGAAAGCCGAAGCCGCCAAAGCCTTTGCAGAGCGCGTGACAAAGCAGCCAGAGCGTGAGGATAACGAAGCGGAGCATTTTGAGGCGGGCGCGCCTGACGACAAGCGCCGAACGAAGTACGAAAAGGCGTATGAAAAGGAAATTGCCTCGTTCCTTGAGAAACAACAGCGCCGCATCTTGAAAGCGGCAAGGGCGATGAAAAATGCCTAGCCTTTTTGATTCTCAATTTTGGCAGAGCGAAGAAGCCGCATTATGGGAGTCATTGTCTGGCCTGTACTTGTCGGCTCTTTTCGCTGGCATGGAAGGCGGTGTGGACATTCTGCCGCCCGAATTGCAGACGCTTGTAAACTTTGACGCACTCAATCACGATGCGCTTGATTTTGCCAGTAAGTATCGTTATGAGCTAATCAGCAAGATAAACGAGACAACCCGCACACAGGTACAGGAAGCAATAACCAAATGGATAAGCAGCGGTGATCCGCTCAGCGTGCTAGAGAATCAATTAGCGCCCATCTTCGGCAAGGTTCGCGCACAGATGATCGCCGTAACAGAAGTTACCCGTGTTTTTGCGGAAGGGAATATCTCGGCATGGAACAGCACGGGCTTTGTAGATTCGTTTTCGTGGGAAACTGCGAGAGACGAGCGGGTATGTCCTATATGCACGCCGAGAGCGGGGCAAATTTACAAGCTGACAGATAGCAGTAATAAGCCGCCTGGACACGTCCGCTGCCGCTGTTGGATTCGCCCCGTTGTCAATGTCGATTTAGTGAATAAACAGGTAGAAAGGATTTTGAATGGCTGATTACACCATTGAACACAAAGGACTTGATGAGCTTATCGTTTTAATGAAACAATTCCCGAATAAGCTAAAGCAAATATCCCGCGTTGGAATGAGCGCCACACTGCTCGCCTTGTGGGAGAACGTCCCTCCCTATCCACAAGCTAACCCCGATAGCGACTACCGACGCACAGGGACGTTAGGCCGCACGCTTGGCTCATCCGAGTCGGGGGGGAACGCAGGAGGGACGCCCGACATTTACACAGTCAAGAATATTGGAGCGCACGAACTGGAAGGGCGATTTGGCACAAATCTATCATACGCCGAACATGTTATCGGAGAAAATCCCGCATGGATGCATTACCGCTGGTGGAAGCTATCCAGCATCATACCTAAAGCACAGAGTAAGATAGACAAGATTTGGGAAGGTATCGCGCAAAAGATGGCCGACTTCCTCAATCAGAAAAGCGGCGGCGTGCAATGAAAGACCCTGATGTTATCTTTGCTCTGACCGTCCGCTCGGCGCTGATACAATTGGTGAGAGCGATTGAAAAGCGATATGGGCTAAAATCGTATGACTTCAATCCGCAGGTTGTAGAAGTCGGCACGAGTGATAGTATTTCCCTACCACAGAATCCATAATCTGTGGTAAACTCTACCTAATCAAATAGAGCTTAGCCGCCAACTGGCAGCGAAGCCGTAAACAGACGCAGCAAAAGCCGCGCTTGTGAATCTCAAAAATGAGATTTGCAGGCGCGGCTTTTTTTTGTTTTTACGAGGTACATGTGGAAAGTACATACCTTTATGACGAATTTACTACACTAACAGCGGGAGTGGGTTTCAAGCTGTTCCCGTTTGGTCGCGTTTACAAAGGGGGGAAAGCGCGTGACATTACTCCCGAATTTGCAAAGACTATCAAACTCCCTCACTTCACCGCGCCGATAAAACTCGGCTCGCATGATGACACAACCCCCGCAGGCGGATTTATTACTGCGTTGGAAGTACGAGAAGACGGCCTGTATGCAATTCCCGAATGGAATGAAGCAGGCAAGAAAGCAATTGAAAACGGGGCGTTTCGTTTCAACAGCCCTGAGATCATTTGGGAGGGTGGATTAGAGAACCCGAAGACTGGCGACATCATACGTGCCCCCATGATTATCGGCGACGCCCTTTTACACACCCCCCATCTTGGAAATGACACCGCTTTGTATAGTGTCGAACCTATTAATAATAAGGAGAACGATATGGAAGACAACATCACCGTTCCCAAAAATCTTTGGGACAAATTCAGCGCATATCTCGATTCACTTATCACCCCCGCCGCTCCTCAGACTGTGGAAGTTATCCCCGATGAGTACAAGGCTGCAAAAGTGGAACGTGACGCCCTGAAAGCTCAGGCGATAGAACGTGAGCAAGCCGAAGCCCTGAAAGTTCGTGTTGAAAAGTTTGAATCCGAATTGAAGGAAACAAAGGCAGACCCCACTCTTGCTGAAGTGCTTGCAGATTTGCCAGAGGAAAAAGCTGGCGCAATCATGAAGCAATTCCGCGCCCTGAGTGAGCAGATCGGAGCAACCGATGTGCTGACACAAGAACAAGGCTCTGAGGGCGGCGAGATTGCCGACCCTAAAGCCGCATTCAACGCGCTTGTTCTGAAATACAGCGCGGAGAAGAAGGCCGACTACAACACCGCCTTCGAGATCATCAAAACCGAAAACGCTGACTTGTTTGCTTCAGCGTTTGCCAAAAAGGAGAAATAACATGGCATACGGACAGGATTATGACACTCTTGCGGGGTTGGTTGCCAACTCAACTGGCCTTGCAAATTCGCAGTTTTACGCCGTAAAGCTGGCGACTACCGCTGGCAAGGCGGTTATTTCAGGTGCATTGAACACCACAACTGGCCCCGCTGCATTTGTCGGCGTGTTGCAGAACGCGCCCGCTGGCGGTGAAGAAGTTGAATTTGCTTATCGCGGCCTTTGCAAGATGAAGGTTGCAACCTCCACGATTGCCATTGGTGACCGTGTCGGCGTGAACAGCACTGGCCTCGGTACGGACGCGGGCGTGACTGACAATATTTTCCACATTGGCCGCGCTGTAACAGCTTCGGGCGCCGCTAATGACATCATCACCGTTTGCCTCTATGGAAGCGGCGGACAGAGGTACTAAACATGTCTCAACCTACTGGTTCATCCATTCAAGCCGTTGACCCCGTCCTCACAAACATGCTGCTCGGGTACATGCAGAATACTGACCGCTTTGTGGCGTCCAAAGTATTCCCGCAGGTAAGCGTCGACAAGAAAGGCTTTACTTATTACATCCTGACCAAGAAATATTGGTTCTTGGATGAGATCAAAAACCGCGCCCCAGGCGGAAAGTTTGCCCGCTCTGGTTATGGCGTTGAAAGCGCAACGGGAGCCGCCCTGCTTTGGGGTTTGGAGCATCCGATTGCAGACGAAGACCGCGCCAACAACCAGATGCCGCTTTCCCTTGAACAGGCTGGCTTGCGCTGGCTTGCTCAGCAGTCCCTTATCCGTAAGGAACGCGCCTTCGCTTCTGATTTCATGGTCACTGGCGTTTGGGGAACTGATGACAACAACGCTACAACCGACTGGGACGATTTCGCCAGCGGTGACCCCGTGAATGATGTTTTGACCGCCCGCCGCACAATCAGCAATAACACAGGTTACGACGGCAACAGCATGACCCTCGGTTACATCGTTCATCAGGCTCTTGTCAATCACCCCGACATTGTAGACCGTGTGAAATACGTTCAGACCGCCACAGTCGCAACCGTTGAATCGGCTCTCGCTGCTTCCTTCGGCGTGTCGAATTATTGGGTAGCAAAGGCTTCCTACAACAGCGCAAACGAAGGCCAGTCCATGACTGCCGCCGCTGTGATTGATGATGACTGCCTTGTTTCCTATGTCACACCGACCCCTGGTGTTATGGATGCCTCCGCTGGTTACACCTTCTCATGGGATGGCGGCGGCGGACTTGGTTCTATCTCACAGTACCACGAAGACCAGACAAAGAGTGATGTTTTGCAGCACTCCGAAGCCTGGGATCAGAAAGCTACCGCAACCGATTTGGGCTACTTCTTCGCCGACGTTGTGTAAAGGAGATTAGCAATGGCTGGTCATCCTCAATCATCCCCGCGTGGCTTTATCGCCCAAAAGCGCATTGATGTTGGTGCGTGGAGCATTACCGCGAACTCAACCGCGATTATTTTCCCCAACTCCATCCGCATCGGCTCAAAGGCTACCTACCTTTCGTCCAACAGTACGGGCGTGAAGTTGGGAAACCTGTACATCTCGTGCAATAGCACGGGCAACACAACCACCTAATGAATCTGAGGGCGGGCGGCGTACTCCGTTCCGCCCTCTCGTTCAACCCGAATATTCGGGAGAAAGCGCATGAGTACGCATGGAAAAAGAATACAAAGGCTCTGTTTATATCGGCGTAGTCGGTAATGAGTTGGAAAACGGGCAGTGTCGTGACAGTATAGAAAACATCACGCGCCGCAAGACAGACAGCCCGCCGATTTATGTAAGAGCTACGAAGGGCTACGAAGCCCGACAAATGCACCTTAACAACTGGTACGACAACACAAAGCACGCTTTTATTTTGCTTCTTGACCATGACATGATTTTTCAGCCTGATACGCTGGAGAGACTACGCAAGCATAAAAAGCCGTTCGTCTCTGGCTTTTACATGCGCCGCACGTTTAATCCAGTAGCTCCCGTATGGTTTGAGCAAGGCGAAGCAGGAAAGATGCCGATGAAGCCGTTTACTTTCGTCCCTGAAAAGGACAGGCTGTATCCCATTGGCGCGAGTGGCTGGGGTTGTATTCTCCTTCACCGTGATGTTGTTACAGAAACTCGCAAGCTATTGAAAGGCGAGCCTGACATTATCGAAGATGACATGGACATTGCGCCCTATGACTTGCAAAAGATACTCAAGGCAATTGACAACCTTGCAGGCGATAAACCTAACCTAAAAGAATCGGTCAAGGTCTTACAGGAAGAAATCATCCCATTGCGGGGTGTAAAAGACCCAGTCGGCTCAGACATCCGCTTTCCTTTCTACGCTCGGCTGGCTGGCTTTCCTCTTTTGGGAGATAGCGGAGTGAATTGCGGGCATATCGTCAATTACCCGATAAAGATGGACGACTATATCAACCAGTCCGCCGCCACTGTTAGAAGTTTATCGGTAGCGATGCACGAAAGCCATACGCGAGAGATCGAGCGGCTGGAGAAAGCGAAAGCGCAATGAGATTGCACATTATCGAGCCGTATCACTCCGCTGCCATGCGTCGAATGTCAGAGCCGCTTATCAAGGAACTGGAAAAGCTGTACGAAGTGACAACAGGCGAAGCGCCAGATGATGCCGCAGGCCTGAATTATCACATCCCCTGGCATTCGCTGGTTGGATATGAAAAGAAAGGCAAGCACGCGATTTCATACACTCACTGCAATGTCGGCAATGAAGCCGCATTGATGGACGCTTGCGAACGCGCCGACCTTATCACCTGCATGACCTTTCGCGGACGGGATGAACTTATTGAACTTGGTGTAGACCCGTCAAAGTTATGGGTTATCTACTCCGCCGCAGATCAATACTTTTTCAGAAAGCGCGTTATTGGGATTGTGGGTTATCCACAACCAAACGGACGCAAACGCGAGAGCCTTATTTTAGATTTGGCTTGGAGTTACGACCTGACGCCCTATCAGTTTTTATTTATCGGTGCAGGGTGGGACGATATGGTGACGCAGTTGCAGGGGCTTGGAGTTTCAGCCGCTACTTATCACGCCGAGACAGATGAGCTACTGCGGAATATGTATCACAAGATGGATTTACTTTTGGTAACAGGTTACCGCGAAGGCGGGCCATTACCGCTGATTGAGGCAATGGCTTCAGGCTGTGACGTACTCTCGCCCCGCTTTGGATATGCCGCCGATTTATTGGAAGAAAGCCAACTCTATGACGACATGGCCGACTTAGCTGAGAAGTTAGACGCCTTAACCGCGCCATACATCCGCAACCATAAACTCGCCCGTGCCTGTACATGGATGGATTATTGTGCCGAACATGCTTTTATTTTCGGGCGGCTGATGGGTGAATCAGTAGACCTATATCCAGAGCGCGGAATGAGCCGATACGCTCAAGTGATGGATGTCATAGACCAGATGAAACCCTTTGGCATTGTCGAGGTCGGCACTTGGAGCGGCGCACGCGCAATCCAGATGATACAAACCGCCGCCAAACATAGACCAGCAGGTGAAATCGAGTATCAGGGATTTGACCTTTTCGAGCAGCAGACCGCCGAACAATTCAGGCGCGAGTTATCGAAAATCGGCTGGGATGAAGACATTGTTAGCAAGCGTATCAACGCCACTGGCGCAAATGTTGAACTTATCACGGGCGACACCAAAGAAACTCTTGGCAAAAACATAAACGACTTTGAAAGCATTGTTTATTTTGTAGATGGCGGGCATTCAGAAGAGACAATTAGAAGCGATGGTGAAAACGTTTTAGAGGTTATGCAAAATAATTCTGTGGCCGTATTCGATGATTACTACCATGAAGGAAAGCCCGAAGGCATGGGGTGTAATGATTTTATCGACAACCTAGACCTTGATACTTTTGAAGTAGTCCATTTGCCCGCCCGCACCATTACGGCTGACGGGCGCAACATCGGAATGGTGAAAGTGAGACGAAATGCCAACATATATTTACAGCGACGGGAAGCACTCGCAGGAAGTAACACATTCCATGACAGAGAATCCGCCGATTGTCTGTCAAGTGTGCGGATTGAAAATGCACCGACGCCCGCAAATATTTAGCGTCAATTGGAATGGGCTGCCTCCGCATCTAGCAGACGCAAGGCCGCCAGTCATTCAGAGCTTTATAGATACCGCATCAGAGCGACGCGCCAAATACCTAGATACCGAAAGGAAGAAATAAAATGCCTAAGAAAATCGCAGTAGAGAACGAAGAAATCGAGAATGAAGCCCCCAGCGCTGGAAAACTTGTGGCTGCCGCAGAGTTTGAGATCATGCGCGGGTATCAGTCCGTTTCCTATAAAGAGGGCGATGAATTTCCCGTACCAGAAGGCTGGACTCGTGACGCCGCCTTTGAAGAATTCCGCAAAATCAACTTGAAGTCACAACCAAATACCATCGCGTTCCAAGTCCCCCTCCCGATTCTTGATGAAAAAGGAAAGGTGAAATATATGGACGCTCGGCGCGTTGTTTTACCGCTCAAGGAGGTCTAATGGCGAAGCGAAACATTCCCGCTGGTCTTGTGTCGGTTGGGTATCAAAAGATTACAACCAACTCCACAGCGACCACACTTAACTCCACCTGTATTGTCGGCAAAACTTTCCTTGTATCTGTGGAAACACAGAGCGCCCGCCTAACCTTTGACGGCACTACCCCCGCTGCAAGCACGGGCATTCTTTTGCTGGCGGCAAATTCCCCTTATTGGTTTGAGGGTATCAAGGGTTCGGACATCAAAATCAAAGGCGCGGCGGTGGGTTGCGTTTTACAAGTACAGGCTTGGAAGTATAGAGGCGAATAATGGCACTCCGCGCCGATTCGTTTTCAAGCGTTGCCGAGGTTGTTGCATTTACCCGTCATTTGCTTGACGGGCAATCTACCTATAACTCCACCACGCGCCCAACAAGCACAGAGGTTGAAAAAATCATAGACCGCGCCAGCGGTGTATTAAATACGGCGCTGGCGAACGAGGGCTTTTCTCCATCTTCCGTGTATGCCAATTCAACGGCGAAGCTGGCTTGTGACGACTGGGTAGCGCAAGAATCTGCAAAGCAAGTGGAGTTGACTCAGCGCGGCACGGGATATAGCGCCCGCGAAGAAAGCCGAATTGCCGCATTCAACATGAAACGCGGCTCCGCCTATGATTTTATATGTGAACAAAAACAAGGCTTCATCCGCCTGGGGATTGCACAAAGCTATAAGGCGTCCGATGGACTGGCGTTCACGGGTTTGGATGCTCAAAGCGTTCGCACCGACCCGACAGACACGAGCCTCGAACAGCCAAAGTTTACACGCGGACAATGGGACGATAACACATGAGCGAAAGTGCGGGATTGACTCTCATAGAAACGCAAATAAAGGCGGTAACTAATTTCTCCGCCGATAACGTATCCATAGCGAAGTGGGGCATTTTGAACAGGGGGAAATCGAATCACTATGCAATCATCCGCCCTGGCAAGGTCACGCGCACTGCCTTGACATTTAACGTTAAGGATAACGATTATCAGACCGTAATTGAGGTTTGGCAGCGATACAAGGACGATGGCTCATCCATTACGGATTTACTAGGCCATGTGGACAACATCACAACCCGACTTGACCAGTACCGCAAGATAGCCGACACCACAAAAACAATCCGCAACATGGACGCTGTGGAATACAGTGAAGTAAAAGAGCAATGGAATAAAGACGGTGGTGTGTCGTGGTTATCGCGTGACATTATCGTTCAGTGGCAGGAAGAGGAGGCCGTAACCTATGCAGAGTAAAGAACAACAAATTGAAAAACTGAAGAAACAGGTTAAGCGTTTTGAAGACAAGGGCTATTTAGACACCGCCGCTCATCAAATGCTTGCAAATCTGCTGAAAGATTCCGATGAGGGCGTATCCCCCCGAAGCACCGAACAGGTGAAACAGGAGAACAAGAAAAATGGCAAACAAAATTTATAAAGACATGCGAATCAAGATAGATAATGCCTCCGCTTCACTGACGGACATTACCTCTTATCTGTCTAGTGCTTCGCTCCGCGCCGTACAAGACACGATTGAAGACACAAGCCTCGCAGATGGAAATCGCTCCTACCTGTTCGGTTTGGCAGGCGCTTCCATCCCATTATCAGGCATGGTCAACACAACAACTGATGCCATCTTTGGGCCGCTGGTTGGCAATCGCACCACAGTGACGAAGACCATCGAATACCGCGCTTATCCGACCAACTCCACTGGCAGCGTAGGCCGTTTTTACAACGGCGAAGTTCTGATTACCTCGGTGGAATATTCGGGGAGCGTCAACAGCTTGGAAACGTTTAGCTGTGAAGCCGTTTTTGACGGCGCGGTGAATCGTACCTCAACGCAATTGGCATAGGTGAGACATGGCAAACAAAATTTATAAAGATATTACCGTGAAGGTAGACGCTCCGAATAGTACGGGGACGCTTGCGCTGGTAGACATCACTTCATATTTATCGAGCGCATCATTACGCTCGGTACAAGACACGATTGAAGACACAAGCCTCGCAGATGAAGAACGCTCTTATTTGTTTGGACTAGCGGGCGCTTCCATTCCGCTGGCTGGAATGGTGAACACCACGACTGACAACGCCTTTGGTCCGTTGATCGGCAATCGCACCACCGCCACAAGAACAATTCAATACACCGCATACAGCGGGCGCGTGTATCGCGGCGAGGCTCTGATTACCTCGGTTGAATATTCGGGGAGTGTCAACTCTCTGCAAACATTTAGCTCCGAGGCCGTTTTTGATGGAGCAATAACCCGCACTAGCGTTGCACTTTAGCAACAGAAAGTAGTACCTGTGGAATTTACAAAAGAAAATCCAAGCTGTATTTTCACCGTCCCTGACCGCCCTACCGTCCGTCAACAGATGGAATATTTCTCAGCAACAGCGGGCGCGGCTGGCTCACAGATTCTCACCCGTTACTGGCTCGGCGCAAAGGTGCTGATTCAGGATTGGAAGTGTGATGAATTACCGAAATTCGATGTTGACATAAACAGCATTGATAACCCATCTCAAACCGAGATAATGATTTGGGCGGCGATGCAGGTAAAAGCGCACATGGACGGGCTGGAAAACATCCCAAAAAACTAATTCAGGCGGTGGTGGATTATGCCTATGGGGAAGGCAACCCGCCGCCCGAATTGAAACTTTCCTGGCAGTGTGAAAGATACCACTGCCTTCCAGATGCAGGCGCGTACCTTGACCAGGATTATTGCCTGATGGTTCGCATGACCGCATTCTCCAACATAAGCAGCGTTATCAACAAATGGAAGAACGTCAAGGGTAAGGACATTCATACGTTGACCGACTCAGACCGCCGCGTACTACGGGCACTTAAAGACATGGGAGTTATGTTTCTCTAATGGCAACCGTCGACATCATCATAAGAATGATAGACCAGACAGGGGGAGTGTCTAATAAAACCGTTGCCAATCTAAAAGGCATGGCGACTACGCTTGCCACTGTCACGGCGGCGGCGGCAGCGGTGGGTATTGCCATAAAAAAAGCATTTGACCTCGGCAAAGAGGGGGCGATGCTTGAGTTTACGGCAACTAAGTTTGACCGCCTTTCCGAATCCATTGGCACTACTTCCGAAGCGTTGATGAAGGATTTGAAACAAGCGACAGGCGGGATTTATTCAGACATGGAATTAATGGCAAGCACAACCGACCTCGTCGGCTTGGGGCTTGCAAAGACGCACGATGAAGCGGTTCGGCTTGCGAAGGTTTCTGGCGGGCTGAATATGAACATGAATCAGTTGGTGCTTACCCTTACCAACATGACCACGATGCGCTTTGATGCTCTCGGCGTTTCCACTGATGGTTTCAAAGAAAAAATAGCCGCGTTAGAAAAGCAGGGATATTCCACAAACGACGCATTCAAAGAGGCGTTTTTACAGCAAGCCGAAATGCAATTAGAAAAGGTGGGAAACGCCGCAGATACATCGGCGGGCGCTTTCATGCGTCTCGAAGCTCATATTAAAAATGTCGGGGATGAATCAAAGCGCAGTTTTTCTGCCGCGATGGCTCCTGCTATTGATAACTATATGGATCAGGTGGACAAGGCCAGCAAGCGCACCGAAGTCCTGTCTAAAGTAACAAACCTGACAAGCGAACAAATCCGCCGCGCCTCCATGAGTAGCGCCGATTTTGCTCAAAACCTTGACAACTTAGTTAATGAATATATCCGCGCTGAAAACTACGGGCTGGCATGGGAAAAGGCGCTAGGGTTGACGAATCAGACAATAACGGAAGCCGCCGTAAATGTCGAAGCCTTATCAAAGGCAAACGAACAGCAATTAGATACCGCCATTCGACTCACTGAGATGAACAGCGATTATGCCAAGTCCCAGCAGGATATTAAGGACGAAGTTGCTGAATTGATGGTTGAAAAAAGCAAGTTGTACGAGTGGGAAGTAGACGACATCGAAACCATAAAAGGAAAAATCGACGAGCTTGACGCTGAATATAGCGAGAATGCCGAGAAACATAAAAAGCGGACGGATGCAATCCTGCTTGATATGACGCTTGAAAAAATCGCCATGCTTGACGGCGTTGCTGGATTCAATGCAGCGGAAATGGAAAAGGCACTGGCGGTAGCGCAGACAATGGGTGCGGTGGAAGAAGCAGCGCTACGCGAGACACTAGCATTTGATGCGGTATCAACGGCGGTTGCGAATGGCACTGTAAAAATTCAGGACATGCAGCGCATTATCGAATACATGACGCAAAACGAGTGGACGGTGGAAGTAGCTGTACGGGTAAACGAGTTGGATCAGCTTCATGCGGCGCTTACTACTCAACAATCGAATGTATTCAACGATTACGGCACGAGCGGAGATAGAAATCAGCACGCGGCGGGTGGGACTTTTCAGATTCCTATGTCCTATGGAAACGAAGGCTTCATGATGGGCGGCGGGGATTCTGCAAGCGGCGGGGAGCAATTGAAAATCATCCCGCGAGGTAGAGGTAATTCAGAAGAAAGAATGATTGCCCTGCTCGAACAGATTGCAAGCAAGCCGACCATTACCGCATACGCATTATCGCAGGCAGTGCGTGACGCGATTACAAGGGTGAGTAAATGACAACCATTTTAATGGACATTTTTATCTATGTAGACGGCGGCTGGACAAGCGTCTTAGCCGATACCCTTTCCGCAAGCGAGGCGTCTGCTGATTGGGGCATGGCTTCAAACAGGCCAGATGACAGAGTAGCAAAAACAGGGACGCTTTCTTTCAGCCTGAAAAATCACACAGGCAAATACCTACCAGGCGGAGCGAGTGTCATCTCTGCGGATTGGGACAAAGGCACGAAAGTAAAAGTAGTATTCACCTTCAACGGGGAAAGTTGGGTACGCTTTTACGGCGTAGTGAATAAGCTGGACATCCTCAAGACGCCTAGCAATTCCGTTGTAAAAGTGTCGTGTGTGGACTGGCTGGACTACGCCGCAAAATATCCGCTGAGCAATCCCGCGATCCAGTTAGATAAAAGTATGGATGAAGTGATAACCACCGTCTTGGACGCGATGCCAATTCCCCCACTGGCGCGGGATATTTCCACTGGCGTGAATGTGTTCCCTACCGTCTTTAACGATGCGTCTATGTTCACTTTGGGATTGTCTGAATTTTCAAAGATGGCAATTTCAGAGATGGGATACATATACGTCAAAAAAGATAAAACGTATGGCGAAACAATACGGGCAGAATCGGCGGCGTCCAGAGTTTTATCAACGCCTAGAAAACAAGTTGCCATATCGCAAGACCCAGGCTTTTTACTTCAAGAGAATGGCGATTTTCTTTTACAAGAGAACGGGGATAAATTATTACTTGGTGGATACACCTTCGAGGACGTTGTTGTAAATAATAGCATGGAAGACATCGGCGTGGATTATGGCGAGAACCTGATAAACCGCCTAACCTTGACCGTCAACCCAACAAGAATCGACACAGTAGACACACAGCTTTATAGCATTGATTCACCCATCTACTTTGAGCCGTCGGCGGTGAAACAATTCAACGTACAGTTTACAGAGCCGAACAGCAAACGACTTGTCGCAGCTTTACCGCCAGAGGACTCTTATCCTACCGCGCTATTGCATTTTGACGAAGCGGGAACAACTGGATTAATCTCGGACGATAGCGGGCGGGTGTGGTCAGACTTCGGCGTTGATCTGGTTTCCAATATCAAGTATCTAGGGTCACGAGCCGCATATTTTGACGGTAGTAATGCTTACGTCTATGCCCCCAGCGCGGACATATTCGAGTTTGGCAGTGATAACTTCACGGTGGAATGGTGGGAGTATCGCTTAGATGCGACGTCAGGTTATGCCACAATCCGCAGGAGCGACAGCGCAGGGTTCATCCCCTGGAAGTTTGGAGAGTCGGACGGTACAAACTCAAAGATTTACATCACGTCTAACGGCGCATCATGGGACATTGCCAACGGTAGGACGTTCGGAGCGATTGCAACACAGACATGGACACACTATTCAATCTGCCGAGTAGGAAATACTTTCTACGCCCGAAAGAACGGATTACTCACAGACACTTGGACTTCATCGGCAACGATTCTAGCTAGTACAGCCAGTTTGTATATCGGCGGCACCAGCACATGTATCAACGCCATTATTGATGAGGTGCGGATTACCAAAGGCTTGGGGCGCTACGCCACGACATTCACCCCGCAGACAGAGCCTTACAGCCTGTCAGGTCTTATCTATTCCGCTTGGACAAATCGCGGCGGGGATGGCACGGAACTAACAGCGGATTTTGACATCACAGTTTCATACGGTGCGGCTGGCGCCACCCTGAACGTGACCAACTCAGGCACGGTTGGCGGATGGCTCAATAATCTAAAGATATTCGGGAAGGTGGTAGAGAACACCAGTCCTATTTCAGACGTACAGGAAGACGCCGCCTCTATTGCAAGATACAGCCACCATGAGTTGATTATCAATCAGGTGTACCAACAGGATTTCACGACAGGACGCGAGGAAGGCGCAAAGATTCTAGGGGAGAACAAGACGCCGCTTATCCGTGTAAATAATGTCACGATGAACGCGAATAAAAGCGAGGCACATACTCGCTACTTCCTAGAGACGGACGTGGGTGATGTGGTGAAAATCGTGGAGCCGACCACAGAAACCAATGCGGATTATTTCATTCAGGGTATGAACTGGAAGGCGTCGGCTGGAAATAACGGCGTGATTGTGGATTTTGGATGGACGGTGAAGAAATTCCGCGAGGCTCTTTCCGCGCTGGCGATTCAGTTTGCAGACCTTACCACGAACGACAACTATCTAAACTTCGGGTATCAGGCGGCGGTATCTGCGGACAATGTGCCTTATCGGATTTGGTCGTACTGGTTCAAGTCCGCTCTATCCAGACAGGATGCCAGTCACATTACTACAAAAAGCGCCGCCGATGGGTCTGCTACTGGCAGGGGCTATACAATTTATACAGGTGCTACTGGGAGACTTTCTATTAATGCGAAATACGGAAATGTGATGAAGCAATGGAGAGCAGATAGCGCCATACCGAACGTTAACGACACATGGCATCACGTATTTATCGCCCATGATACCCGTTCCTCTGGCACGCCGATTATGTATGTCAACGGTTCTGCTGTAACGCCTTCTTTGATTTCCTCCACCACAACAGACAATGAGACTGAGGTGGGTACTGAGTTGAAAATCGGATACGGGGCACAAGACACCAGCATGAAAGACATCCGCATTTACAACGGCGACCAGGTTGCCGACCCCGCAGCATTGGCGGTGGCTCTGTACGCTGAGACTCCATACGGGGATGCGAATACACGCGGCTTGTTATTCCGCACGTTCTACGCGCCAACAAACGAACTGGCAGATTACGAAGGCGATTACTTGACCGAAGACCAAAAGGTTTTTGATGACATCGGCTTTGCGGCGGGCACGCCAATAGATGACCCGCTCGGTGAAGCATTATAAGGAGATTTAGAAATGGCTGATTCTGATATTAGTGGATTAACTGCAAACACTACCCCCGCAGTGGGTGATTTACTGGCAATCGTTGACGACCCCGCAGGTTCAGCGGTAACTCAAAAAATTACCGCGTCCGATTTCCTGAAGGTTGTAAACGGACTGACAGAGGATACAAGCCCCGATAACGCGGCGGATTTTCTTCTGTCCTACGATACAAGCGCAAGCGCGGCAAAGAAAGTCAAGCCTGAAAACATTGTAGTTAGTGGCGGCGGAAAAGGACGCGGGGAAATCCTGTCTTCGTCTGTGCCTTTGACGTTGGGCGCCCCGATTGGATTCATTGACAGCGGCTCATCCCCCGTTGATTCATTCCCCTACTTTGAGTTTGGGGATTCCGCGCTGGCGTATGTAGATTTTTATTGCCGATTGATGAATTATCAGGGCGGCGGGTTGACTGTTGACTTTAACCTCTTGAGGACAACGGCGGCGGCGGCGGCTGGTTATTATTTTCAGGCTGCAATCCGCAGAATCGCTAATGCGTCGGATGATATTACCGCCTCACATACCTACGATTACAACAGTGTGACCGTCAACGTACCTGCTGGTCCGCCTGCGGCTGGTATTCCGATGGAAGGGACTATCACTTTCACAGACGGCGCGGACATGGACAGCCTCGCGGATAATGAAATGTTCGTTTTACGTTTCAGACGCGACCCGACTCACGCAAACGATAACGCGGGTGATGCGGCGCGGGTGCTGGCTACGATCACCATTCGGGAGACGTAATCATGGCTAGAGTATTTAACGGGTCAAGTCAGTATCTTTCTGCTTCATCGACTTTGCTTTCCAATGAGCCGATTGATGTTGTTATGTTTGCAAACTCAGACACAACTACTGCGGCGCAGGTTGCCTTTTGTTTGGGGAACAATGGCGCAAGTGGTATGTACTCCATTTCATTTGAGGGTACTACGGGGGGCGACCCAATAAGAGGGCTGAAACAAAGTGACGCAGGCGCTAACGGTTTTGCAGATACTGCGTCCTATTCAGCCGCGACATGGTACGCAGTTTCCATGTCTTTAATATCTGATACGTCAAGAGCGATTTTTCTGAACGGAACAAAAACGGCGAATACAACCAACACCGCCGACCCCTCGCCCGACTTTATAACTATCGGGGCGTTACGGCGCTCATCTGTTGCCGCTTATTTTGATGGAAGTATATCTGAAACGTATATGCTTGATGTCAATATGTCAGACGCACAGCACGCTCTGGCTGGAAAAGGTATCTCCCCCTTCTGGCTTGTGCCTGGTAAGAACGTGCGGGCTTGGTATCCATTGCAGGGGCATAATAACAACAGGGTCAGGAACGGTTATCCTGACCTGTCTGCTACGGGAAGTCCTACTAATGGCACGCATCCTGCGCGGGTGATGCGTCCGAGGATAAATGGAGTTATGGCGGTGTAGCGGCTTGTACGAGCGTCCGCCCAACGGTTTGCGTTAGGCGGCATTGACGTTTGCCAAAATATTTATAATGGCATTTAGGACACATGTAAATTTTTTTATCTCCGCCAGATGCTAACTTTACATTGACGAGAATCGTATTTTCACTTTCGCAAGGGATGCCTCCCCAATACATTTCACATTTCACTTTGCCTCACTTTCTCGTTGAGCGAGAGCCGCCCAATGGTTTGCTTTACCTGCCTGCGGCGGTCACAGCCAAGTAAACCGAGCCAACATATAAAGCGAATAAAATTACCGCCTGCCCAAAGCAGGTCAGGTGCAAGCGTGTGTTAGGTGGCGTCACATCTTCCAAAGTACCACCGAACATATCACGATAATCTTTCGCCGTTTGCTCATCCATTGGGACTGACTTCGCCCCATCTGGATAAATGACACGAAACTTTTTATATCTAGCAAAGAACATAAATACCTCCGAGCCACCTAACGGTTGGCGTTAGCGGTTGGCGGGTTGCGCCAGACTCGCTAATTTTTCGGACGAGTCCAGCCAATCCGCTGCACGCTTTGTTAGACCCCGTTACCGACTTACAGATACTTCGGCGTCGGGATTTTCTTCGCAAGAGGCAAGATACTCTTGCACAAAAGATACAAGACCTTCGTAAGTTCCCCATCCATTTTCAGGATTGAATTTCTTGAAACGCTCAGGGTCGCTTTTGAGAAGTTCGAGACCAGCACGCAACGGCTCAATGAGTTGTTCGGCTTTGGTAATTTCAATTTCATCGGGTCGCCAAAGGTGCTTATAGATACCCGCCTCATCAGCCATTTTATTGAGGTTATGGGTGATATTTGCGCTATGTACCGTAGTGGGGCGAACAGCACGGAGATAAACATCGAGTGACATATTTTTCCTTTCACACTGCCAAGCAAGGCAGGGGTCTAACGGTTATGCTTTACCTGCGCGCTTTGCGCTACGCTTTTCGATACGCCACGCACGTTTACGATAAGGCTTCTTTCTTGGCGCGGGCTTCAAAGCGTCAGGTGCAAGCTGGGTTGGGCGGCTGAGAAATTCAATGCCAGCCATGCAGATTTCTTGGTGATGCTCATGGCAGTAATGGAAACACGTGCGCTCTTTGCCACAATCTTTTTTTTCACACTTCATAATTTCTCCTTGTTGAGCAGTCCGCCCAACGG